CTCCCGTGGCCGCCAACGGACGAGGTTTAACTACTTTCCCGAATATCCCGTACCGACCCTTTACCGCCCCTGCGAGTTAGAAGTCCTCCAACTCCCCACCAACCCTTACGCGCGCCTCGCCCGCAGTCAGTATAAGGCTATAATATACATGCGCGAGAGTTTTAAGGGAGATCCGGAGTGTTAAATAATTTAACCTCGCGCCGGTTTATAGAAATCGAAATAGACGAGGAGTTGTGGGACCTCCCCTCATGGGACCTCCCGGGAGTCAAACCAAGGCATGTTTCAGACCCAAAAAGAAATCGAAGCCTTCCGCGCCATGCGGTACCGCGCTCGGACGGATTTGCTTTTTTTCGCCAATAAACTACTCAACTACACCCGCATACAGCAGGATGTCCACGGGCCGATAATTGATAAGTTGCAAAAATTCGAAGCCCCACCGATGGAGGAGTACGGGAAATACGACCAGTGGACGGGGACGACGTGGAAATACACTCCTTACGTGCCGTTTACGGACTTCGTCGCACGCCCCGGGTGCCGCCGGGTTTTAATCCTCGACCCTCGGGGGTGGTACAAAAGTACTATTAACGCCGTTACGCACACGATGCAGTGGATTATTAACTACCCCAACATAGCCATTTTATTCGTACAATCCAACCTGGACAAGGCCGAAGAGGTGTTGGGGGAGATTAAAGACCACTTCAAAATGAACCCGTGGTTTAGGACTTACTTCCCCGAACACTGCCCGCCGGAGCATAAGGTAAAAGACTGGGGCAAAATGTTGCAGTTTACAACCGAAGCCCGAGAATTCGGTTACATCCGCAAGGAACCCACCGTTACCGCGTGTTCGATTGAAAAAGCCCAAGCCGGTATGCACTACGATGTGATTAAATTCTCCGACATCGTAGACCCGAGTAATTGCAAAACCCCGGAGCAGATTAACTCTATTTTCAACTCCTTCGTGGGGTTTAAGTACCTCCTCGTACAACCTAACTCCGACTACTGGATGGATGTCGAAGGGACTCGGTATGATTACTCCGACACTTACGGGCGAATTATAGACGGGGAGATGAAGAAGAAGGAATCAGACCGGACTTGGAAAATTCATGTCCGGGGATGTTATAAGAAAAAACACCCCGACGGGAAACCTTTACAGTTCACCCCGGAAGAACTCGCCTACCCAGACGACTTAGACGCCGATGGGAAGCAAATCTCCAACTTCCCCACGTGGTTTCCGTTAGAAAAGCTCAAACAGGACGAAAACGCGGCGGAAACGACGGAAAAATCCTTCGCCTGTCAGATGAAAAACAACCCTTCTGATGTCTCGGCGGAAAGCCAAATCTTTCCGATGCAGTATTTTCAAACCGTCGACCGCGACACTTTTAAGCACCGTATCCGTATCGCGTATTACACCACTACCGTCGACACCGCCGATACGCAAGAAGCCCATTCTGACTTTTCCGCCATCACCACCGTCGGGTGGGCGGCTAACGGTAAAGGCTACGTAGTCGACATTCAACACGGGAAGTACAAACCGCTTGAACTAATCGAACTTATCTACCATACTTACCGTAAATTCCGCCCCCAAAAAGTCATCATCGAACAGGACCGTTACGTCAACGGCCTCATGCCGATGATTAACCGCCTCTCGCAACTAGACCGTACCGACTCCCACGGGTCCCCCACGCACCCCGCGTTGCCGCTAAAATTCATCAAACGCGACAATCGGCAAAAAAAGGTCGACCGGATTCTCTTCACCCTCCAGCCGTGGTATAAAGCCAAAGACCTTGTCTTCCTCTCCGACCTTCCCGCGCTAGACACCGTCCGCGACCAGTTGATGAAGTTCCCCAACACCATACATGACGATATTCTCGACACTCTGGCGGATCAGTTTCAAGACCGTACTTTTTATGGCCGCAACCTTGAACGCCAAATGACCGAAGGTGAATTCGAGTCAGAAATCAAAAAGGTCTACAACCGTTTTGAGGAACAACTTACCGGCATTAGGACTATCACTTTTGAAACCGCCGACTCCGGCGGAGGCTTCAACTACGGTCCCCCGTCAGAGTACGACCTTACGGGCGGACTATAATAAAGGTGTTAAAGGATTTAACCCCCTAAATGGAAAAACTCGCTCCCGACTTCACGCCTTCGCTTAATCTCGATGACGAGCCGTTACCGTCACTAGCTGCCAGCTTTGGCGACATCTACGCCTTAACCGTAGTCCGCGAGAGTTTCCAACAGGCGGAAAACTTCCGCACACAATCCCGCAATGGAGACTTAAGGTGGAATGACCAAGAAGCGTTATACCTTGGATTTAGAAAACAAAGAGTCTGGGATGGTACGACTATCCCGCGTAGCTCCCTCTCAATCCCTATCGTTTTTGACCAAATACAAGCAGCACTTCCCGCCATCGACGCGGCGGTTTTTGGAGGAGACCCCGAGTGGTTTGAAGTCCTCCCCGAACCAGGAGCACAGCCCCAGGAAGCCAGAGTAATTAAGGATAATCTACTCTACCGCTTTGAGTCGGATGATTTTCGTAAACAATTTAACCTCGCGGCGCAGTCTGTTTTACTCTACGGTAACGGGGGGATAGAGCACTACTGGGATGGAAAAACCGTCCGCAACCGTTATGTGGATCTTAAGGACTTCTACTTCGACCCGGCCACGCCTTCGTCGAATATCGAAGATGCCCGATATGTTATCCGGCGAACTAAAGTCACGGTGGATGAGTTAGAAACCCTCCGGCAGACGCAGGGGATGAAGATCCCGGATAAGAAAATCCTCGCCTACATGGCGGATACGACTTCCGGGGCTTTCGCTGACCGGACGAAACAACAGTCGGAAGCCTTGCGGGGCGTAAACTATAACCCCGCCTATTACGACCACACTCCCCTACCCTCTGACCGACGGATAGAACTCCTGCGGTATTATGACAAAAAGCGCGTCGTGTGGGTGCTCAACCGGGATGTGGTTATTTACAACGAACGCAACCCTTACGGCTTCCTCCCCTTCTCCTTCGGCCCGTGTTATATCGTCCCTAACAGGTTTTACGCGCAGTCTTTTGCCGATGTCCTCGACTCTACCCAACGGTGTATCGAAGCGTTAGAAAACGCCCGCCTGGACGAACTCTCGTTAACACTTAACCCGCCCCGGGTACAACAGCGCGGCGCTAACTCCCCTTTCCGTGGGGCGATTTTCCCCGGACAGTTACAATACGTTGACAACCCGAAGGAGATGCAGGTTTTGGCTCCGCAAGGGGCGACGCAAAATGTTATCCAGGAAATCTCCTACCTCGAAGTCCTAGCGGAAAAGCGTACAGGTATTAACTCCGTCGGTATGGGTGTTCCCCGCCCCGGTAATGCCAACCGTACTGCGTCAGGTATGCAGATGCAGGTGCAAGGCGCGGCCTCGCGGATGCAGTATATTGTCCGCAACCTCGAAGACTACCTCCTCGTACCGACGATTTATAAAAACTACCGCATGATTCAATATCACGCGCAGCCTGAGGATTTGGTAGAAGTTCTCGGCCCTCAAAACCGCATCATCCAAGTCGGCGCGGAAGCCTTCGACCGGCCAGTAAGGTTTAAAATCAACGCCTCCTCGCGCATGATGACGAAGGAGAAGTTACAGCAGCTTTTCCCCTTCATCGTCCAATACCTCATGAACGGGCCGTTTGTGGAGCAGCTAAAACAAAACGGTTCTGTCGTGGACTGGAATGAAGTCTTCCAAATGATGCAGGACGCTACCGGCGTAGGCCGCAAATACACCTTCGTCCGGCCTATGAACCAGCAGGAACAGCAGGCCGCCGCACAGCCCTCCCCGCAGGAACAACAGGAGATGCAAAAGGCACAACTTGATGCCCAAACCCGCATCCAAATGGGCCAGATGAAGGCCGATTCGGAGGAAAAACAGCGCCAAGTTACCTTACAACTCTCCGACGAAGAAACCTCGCGTAAGATACCCAACGTGACAAGGCCGCTACTTCCGGCAGCTTGGCTTGGGCACGAACAGCAGAAATCACCTCGTCATCAGGGAGTCCTGACTGATTTACAACAACCACTTCACCTAACTGGGTGTCGTACTCGAACTCTTCCATGCTCCCCCC